GCCGCTGCGCTGGTGAGGGGAGAGCCAGCTGCCGTCACTTTTCCGACGCCGAGGAAAACACCTGCGGAGGTTTTTACGAGCATATATTCACCAGCTACTGATCCTGTAGGAGCGTTTGTTCCCGTAAGAGTGGTTCCGGTAAGGATTGGAATGGGCTCCGTTTGAGGAGTGTCAAGCACATAAACCCCTACTGCGTTAGAGGCGATAGTCGTGTTAGGCATTTCTAAGGTTTTTAATGGTTTTCTCTACAAATATAGTATATTGAGACATAAATCTGTTGAGGACATTTTGCTGCTGTCCTTTGTATTTGGACTGGAAGGGAAACCTCTTTGATTTCCGCATCTGGCGAGCTGGAGAGGCAAAGAAGTGAACCCTCCATCCTGCCGATTGTTTGTTTCTCCTTGAGTTTACAGGGCGAACCTTCGCGCCTATAATACCCTTTCTGTACGAAACAAACGTCCCGATTCCCATAGCGCGGCTGAGCTTTCCCGTCTTCCTTTGTGCTATCTCGTAGATGGATGAGTTGATCGCCGTCTTCCAAGGTCTCACAGAGTTCGACATAATAGCCCTAACTTCCTTCTGATCGCCTTTGGTAAGCTGAGCGCCCATCTTCCTGAGCTTCTTCATCAGGTCGGATGAGTCGATGATAATTCTATCCGCCATATCAAACCACGGTTAGGCGTAAAACAAATACCCTCGAATCGGTAGCCTCGTTGAAACCCGCCGCGAGAGGATCCTTAAAAGTTGCCCTAAAAGACAACTCGTACTCCCCAGCTTCGGAGATCTTCTTCACGATAAGCTTGTCGCCATAGGCAGTTCCCGCGTCATTAACTACCGACCCCGAGCCCACCTTTGTGATGGAGGTGGAGGTTCTCCTGTACTTCAATGGGCCGTTGGACGTCATATAAAGCTCAGGATACTTCATCGAGAAGGAGTAGTCCTGGTGGTCGTTTAGGCGGGCGTAGTTGTAATTAAGGTGGCTGCTAGACTTCATAGCGGGCTCTATGTCCACCGTGGTATTAGCAAACCTCCACGAGACGTTTCCGATGTCTAAAGTGATTTCCTGATCGTATTCCGTAGTGACATCTCCGTGACGCAACATAAGCCGCACCTTGTAGTGAGGCCCATAATAGAGAATCAGGTTTGTGGAGGGGTCTACCACTAACTCACCCTCGCGTAAGGGTTCGTTTTGGGGTGTGGTGAATTCGAATTCAAATGGGTCATCACCGACCCCAGGCTTTACCTTGTAGAAGGTGACACCACCTACCTGAACCGCCTCGCCCGAAACAACGCCAGATGATATCATAAGGTCGTCCCGGTAGAGCTTAACCGTATTGCAGTATACAGGCACAGAGAAGTCCGCCCCGCCAAACTCGTCGTACGTGAAGGTCGCCGACTGGCTTACCCCAGGAAGCTCGAGCGTGTCAAATATCCTCGCGAAAGAATAGTCAGAATGGTACTTGCCGACCACTTGACTTTCGTCGTCCCTAGACTCACCGCGTATCGTAAGGAACTTCTGACGGCCCACGATATGGATCGAGTAGATGTTAAAGGTCGCCCCCTCCATCTCGAAGATATCGTCGAAGTCGAGGCCAGGAAAGAAGCGCATAGCCAACTCCACCTTGACCTTACCCGTCTTCTGATCGTTGATGAATTCCTCAGAAGCACCAGCCGACGGGGTTCCGATATACTTTACTGTGCAGAAAGCTTTTTTATAGAATGCTATCTGCTTATTTTGAGAGCCATACTCGTCAACTACAATAGAGTTTCTATAAAAGGAAACAGGCACATTCATATGGCCCGCGCCAGTGACTGATGCCATCTTAGTATTTTTTTGCTGATGCTAAAAGCCTGTCTACACCCTCCTTGATCATCGTCGTCACGCCGCCGATATGCTCGGCTTCGCGCTGGTTGTAGTAGTGGCCCACAAGGAGGAGGATCGCCTCCAAAGCCTGGTTCGGGGCCTGCGAAGGAAGAGCACCCCCGCTCATAGTGAACTTGAAGGTCTGGTCGCCAGACATCTCCAGGTCGGAAGGGATTTCGTCGATGTGAATTACGTAGGGGTAAGACACATTTTGGAACGTATACGACGGAATCGACTTGTATGTCCCGTCAGTAGAATAATACTTTGCCTCGAGGATGTTATTGAACATAACCAACCCTCTTAGCTTGATCTCAAACTGCGAAGTTCCAAAAGAAACTACAGTCTCCTCTTGGTTCGACCGGAAGATCATCGAAAGCCTCGACTCAACCATAGAGATGGCCGCCTTCATGTAGTAGGCAATCACATCGGACTCCGTCTCGTCATACAGCCTTAGGTGCTTTCTGACAATGATTTCCGGTATGAATTGGTCTGGGACGACTTGCTGAGATACTATTTCGTATTTCATGGTTTAAATATAAAGAGAAGGGGAAGGATTTCTCCCTCCCCCTCATGGCGTCCTAAAGTATCTTGTCGGGTAAATTAGGCCATCGAGGCAACCCCGTCGAAGCACTCATCCTGCAACGTGGTCACAGACTTGTACACGTTAGCGAGGATCCGAACAACACCCAAGTGAGCGTCGGTGTACGGGTCGATAACGAGGTTCAGACCGCCCCACTCGCCGGTGACGAGCTGCGTGCTGTCGAACATGAAGAACTCGCCTGCGGTAACGCCAGAGTAAACAACGGTGGGGTATCCCAACACGTCCTTACGATCCATCGGGCTACCTGCGAAGAGCAGACCGCTACCCGCATCCAAGCTCAGCGTACGAGCAACGCGGTAAGCGTTCGGAGCGCACAACACCTTCACGTTGGAGAGGTTCACGTCGCGGCCCAACAACTCCTCCTCAAGGATGAGCGGGTTCTTGGTCGTAGCGTTGAACGTTTCGAGCGTTCCGGGAGTGCCTTGGTTCAATGCCGCGCCGCTGGCATTATTACCCTTGATAGCAGCGTAAACGTCGTCAGAGAACTTCTTGTCGACGGCCTTACGGATTTCAGCTGCGATGAACGCACCCATATCGTCTGCGCTCTGAGCCAACAGCTGCTCGGTAGCACGAACGTATGCGCTGTAGCGAGAAGGAGACAGCGTCTTGGCAGTGAACTCGATGTTGTCGCCAGTAGCTGTAACTGCTTCAGCAGGCTTGGTAGCAGCAAGCTTCACGCTAGGCTTAGCAACTTGGAACACCACGTTTCCGCTCAAACCGGAGAGGTTACGCACGCCCAACTGAGTTGCGATATCCTGCGGCATCATGTACGGGATCAAGCCAGCGTCCATCCTGCCGACCGTTCCGCCCCAGGTGTGGTTGGTTCCATCCGCAGTATCAGCAACAGACATGGGATTGCCATGAGTACGCAAAACCATCGACGGGATAGAGATACCGCCAGACACATTGATCTTCGCGCTCGTGAACTCGTTACGAGCTTCGGCGTTCATTTCTGCCTCAAGGCCCGTCAGACGGCCCTCTGCAGCTTCTCTGATAGCCTTACCGAAAGAGAAGCGCTTGGCGACATTCGCCTCAGAGTCGCCCAGGCTCTGGATGTATGCGGGCGTGGTTGGGTTTTCCATTGTGTTATTGGAAGTTTGGGTTTGAATTTCTGGTGAGAAGGGTTGTGGTAGAATACTGTTGTCTACGAGTTTTTGGAATTCCATCATGCGTGAAATGGCTACATCTGTGGTTGGGTAAGCACCTTGGGTGGTTGGAGAGACATCGTAAAGCTTCTTTACTCTTTCGATGATACGCAACGGCTGGCTGCCGCGCTTCTCCCACCGATCCTTCTCAACCGTGAATCCAAACGACGACGTCGACACGTTGCCCGTACGGATATTTTCTGCGAGGTCTTTGGCGTAGGACTGGTTGCCCAGCTTGAAGCGGTACTTCAGGCCCTGGCCGTCGTCCCACAACTCCAAGCCGCGACCTACACGGGCGAGAGGCATATTCCAGTCGTGATTGAAGAGGGCAACGACGTTGCTCATATCGGCTTCGCTGAACGCCCCGCGAGAGATACGCTCTACGAACTGACCTCCGATTTCCGTCTCCTCGTCGTAGCGAGCGGCATAACCTTCAATGGTCACACCATCCTCTTCTTCGGCACGGAACTCACAGGCGATAGATCTTGCCTCGAGGTTGTTGATGGCAGAACGCTCATCGACCATCTCTTCTTCCTCTTCCATAGGCTCGTCCTCCTGCGTGGGCTCTTCAGCCATAACCCCCTCCATCACCTCCTCGACAGCGTCTTCCACTGCCTCGATGATAGCCTCGGTAAGGTCTTCCATGTCGATGGCACGATTCTCTTCCATCTCCTCAACTTTAGAGCGGCTCCAAGTCAAAGCGGGTTTGCCGCCCCACATAAGGTAGCTGATCGTCCCGCAAGCGGTGGGATCGTCCTCGTTGTAGTATGTTTCTGCTCTCGAGAGGTAGGAGTACATACGTACAACCCGATCCTCCGAAAGAGACTCGCCAGAGGAAAGGATTCTTGCCGTCTCCTTGCCTACGGCGGTAGCGCACTTGCCTCCATTCTCCTCGTTAAGCTCCAGGCCCCTCTTGGCATTTGAGGTCATAACCTCGGGGTAATCTGAATATGGCATTACGAAAGGTTTTTCCAGGTGGTGGTAGCAGCCAGTGCCCCTGCAACGGTAGAAGCGTGGTAGGCAACAGCATATTGGTAAACAGCCTTTCCGATGCGGAAGGAAGCTTTCCCTGTATTGGCGTTAGTTCTTGCCGTGGTGTCCGCGTGACCAGCCGCCATAGCTACAGAGATATTAGGGCGATTCGGCCCCACGTAGCCCAAGCTGTCGATGAAATGATCGAGAACAACTTTTGCCTGAGCAGCGGTGGGCGCCGTAGATCCCTCGTGGTAGAACCAGTAGTCGTGGGATACAGGAGAGCCCGCAGTGCCTGCGGCAGCCGTAGAATGCTTAGTTCTTACGTTTCTGAATTTATACAGGAAGATTGCCATTGTTTATATTTTTAGTTACTTTGTCCGCGTAGTTGTCCATAGAAGCCAGAGGGATCTGGTTAAGCTGGATATGGTGATTGTCTCCGCCGTCGACAGGAGAGAGACCTTCACGTGACCTGACCTCGTTTATAGACAATACACCGTCGGAAAGAAGTGAATGGTAGTATGTCGCTCGAGCGGATGAGTCGGCACGCAGAAGGCTGTCTACGTCGAAACGGCACGAGAGTGAATCGTCGAAACCTAAAAGCTTCCTTTCGAACTCAAGCTCGATACGCTTGATCCAAGGGAGGATGCAGCCCTGATAGAACTGAAGCACCTGCTGCTCGTAATTGCTGTACGCCGTGTTGCCC